TGGGCAAGACCACCGATGAGATAAACCAAATGGTCACCGATGGCAAGATAGGCTTTGAGGAGGTGCAGCTGGTTATTGAGAACCTTACCAACCAAGGCGGCATGTTCTATGGGCTTATGGAGCAGCAGAGCAAGAGCCTCACTGGGCAGATAAGCAACCTTGAAGATGCGTGGGATATGATGCTCAATGATATTGGGCAGAACACAGAGGGGGTTTTGAGTGGCAGCATTAGTGCCATTACCTCACTGGTAGAGAACTACGACACCTGCCTGCGAGTGCTGGGCAGTTTGGTGGCTCTCTATGGCACGTACAAGGTAGCCATGGCAAGCGTAGCCATAGCACAGCAAAAGAGCACTGGCATTGCTGCACTGGATAACATTGTGCTAAAGGCAAGGGCTGGGCTGTTTACTGCCAACGTGCAGGGAGGTATGCAGGTAGTGCGTACCAGCCAGCAGATGACAGCAGCACAGCAGGCTTACACAGCAGAGCTGCAAAAGGCTCTCACACTGGAGCAGCAGGAGCAGGTGCTGCGCAATGTAAAGATAGCAGCCATGCAGAAGCTACTCACAGCAGAGCAGCAGCTGTACGTTAGCAGGCTTAACCTCACAGCTGGCAGCGTGGAGTATGTTGCTGCCATGGAGAGCGTGCTGACAGCAGAGCAGAGGGCTGCACTGCAAAAGAGAGACTTAACGAGAGCTGGCAATGCGTACAGCGTGGCTGTGCAGCAGGCGGTGCAGGCAACACAGAACGAGGTGCAGGCACAGATAGCTGCTGCAAGGGCAGAGGCTGCAAACCTCAAACAGAAGCAGGCACTGCTGCTGGAGGAGTACAGAGCCAGCAAAACCAAGATAGAGCAAACGAGGGTGCAGATAGCACTGGCACAGCAGGAGGGTAATACCACCGCTGTTGCTGCGCTCAAACAGCAGCAGTACAACCAGCTCCAGCAGCACGCAGTCATTGTTAAGCAGATGGCTACCACTGCAACGGCAAAGGAGGCTGCTACGGAGAAAATAGCTACCCTCACAAAGCAGCAGGGAGCACTGGCAAGCAAGCAGCAGGCGGCAAGTGATACGCTGCTGGCAACCACCAAGGGAGTGTTGAGCATGGCAACAAAGAGGCTTATTGCCTCACTGCGTGCTCTGTGGGCTACGATGATAGCCAACCCTATTACTGCCATTATAAGCCTTGTAGGTTTGGCTGCAAGTGCCTTTATGATGTTTGGTAAAAAGACGGAGGAGGAAACCACAATACAAGGTGAGTTCCAAGACAGCCTGCAAGAAACGTATGGCAAGCTCAATACATACTTTGCTATACTGGCAAATGCGGACAGCCAAACAAAGGCATACCAAGATGCGCTGGGCAGCATTAACCAGCTGTGCAGTGAGCACCATGTGGAGCTGCTGAAAGAAAATGCAGCCATGGATGAGCAAATTGCCAAGCACGATGAGCTTATTGAGAAGATAAAACAAACAACCGCTGCAAAGCTGCAAGCCAAGTACACAGAGCAGGCTATGCAGACTATGACGGAGAAAACCACTAAGGCACTTGATGAGCTTAAAGAGGCAGCAGAGGATGCTACGTACCACACCATTGAAATGGTTAGCGAGGTACAGCCCGAAGGTGTTACAATACAAGTAGCAAAGGCTGTTGAGAAAGCAAGTTACAGCATACAAAATGCGAGTGAGGGTCTTTGGGAGGGTGTTATTACCTTGGCTACCGAAGGCAGCAAAAGGCTTGCTGGGCTTACTGATGATGCGTACACAGAGCAGTACAATAAGCTGGTAGCCTCCATAACCAAGGCTGTGCAGGATGCAACAAATGCCAGCGATAAGGAGATAAGCGAGTTTAAGCCAGCCATTGAGGAAGCTATACAAAGCACCGTAAAAGCAAGCCAAGAGGCACAGCACCAAGTAAACCTTGTAAACTCACAAGTGCAGGCACTATTTGCCAGCTGGGGGCAGAGCTTTAACCCCGAACCAGTGCAGGAGGATGTAATGACTACCAACAACAGCTTTGAGGAGCTGCAAAAGGCGGCAGATGAGGCGCAAAAGGAGATTGACCGCATAAACAGCACAGAGGCAAAGGTGAATGTTGATAGCACAGAGCTGGATGATGCACTGGAGAAACTGGAACGCATGAATAGGCTCATTGCTCAAAAGGAGGAGGGGCTTAATACAGAGAACAGCATAAACCAGCGCATTAAGGACTTAAAGGCATTGCGTGCAGATGCACAGATTGGCAGTGCAGCGTGGACGAACTACGACAACCGCATTAAAGCACTGGAGGGCAGGCTGCCACAGAGCCACAAGAGCGCAGCAAGTGCAGCGCAAACAGCAGCTCAAAAGGCACAGAGAGCAGCTGATGCATTGCAGCAGGCAGGGCAAAAGGCTGTTGAGGTGCAGCTGGAGGTTGAGGAGGCACGCACAAAAGCCATTAAGGATGGCTACGAGCATCGCAGGGCAGAGCTGGAGCTGCAACACAAAAAGGAGCTGGCACGCATTGATAAGGAGCAGCAGGAGCTGGAGAAAGCATACAAAAAGGGAGGCAAAGCAATGCCTGCCAGTGTTAGTGGTAACTTTGATGAGCTGCGCACGCTGGAGAATGCCAACTACGAAACCCAGCAGGCACAGCTGCTGCAAACCGAGATAGAGGAGAGAAAGAAGCAGTATGAGCTGTATTACAAGTGGGTGAGTGCCTATGGTGAGGAGGTTGCTAACAAGCAGTTTGCCAAGCTAATTGAGCAGGGCAACACCTATGAGGAGTGGCTTACAAACAAGGTGCGTGAGCTTACGGCAAGAATGGATGCAGGAGAGGAGCTTACCACAGAGCAGGGCACTACGCTCATTAACATGCAGGAGGAGCTGCGCACAATAAAGGGCATTGAGAGTGCTGTGGAGCAGTTTAATGAGAGCCTTGCAAAGACAAAGGACAATGCAAAGACTGCCAGCGATTACATTGCAGCACTGGCTGCTAAAAAGCTGGAGTTGCAGCAGGGAAAAACAGAGCTTATAGGAGAGGACAGAGCCAAAGCTATTGCCCAAATTGATAGAGAAATAACGGAGCAAACGGAGCAGTTGCAGAGACAGCTGCTGGAGAAGTACAGAACCAATGCGCAGCTGCGTATTGATGTTGAGCGTGAGTATGAGCAGGAGATTACATGGCTGCGACAACACGGCTACGAGGAGCAGGCAAAGGTGGCAGAGAGGGCACGCAGAAAGGCACTGGGTGAGTTGCAGGCACAGCAGATACAGAACACGGATATTTGGCAGCATTTGTTTAGGGATGCGCAGTATTTGAGCGGCAAAGCCTTTGACAACATAAAGGAGCAGCTTAAAAAGCTCATAGAGGCTATTGAGGATGCTGATATTAAAAAGGCACTGCTGGGGCAGCTGGAGGATTTGGAGCGGCAAACGCAGGGCAGCAAGAACCCATTTAAGCAGCTGGTAAACTCCATTAAGGAGTACAAAAAAGCAGCTGATGGCACAACAGAGAAAAAGGAAAAGCTGCTTAACATGATGGGTGACATTAGCAGTGCAGCCGACATGGTTAAGCAGAGCTTTGACAGCATTGTTGATGGGCTTAAAAAAATGGGGCTTGCTGGTGATGAGGAAACGCAGGAGATGCTGGGCAACATTAGCGAAATGATGGGTGGTATTACTACCCTCTCCAAGGGTATCTCTACTGGCAACCCAGTGGATATTATCAGCGGTGGTGTGAGCCTTGTTACCAGTGCCATTAGCTTGTTTGACAGCACCAGCAGGCGCATTAAGCGTGAAATGAAAGCCCACCAAAAGCAGCTGGGCATATTGCAGCGCATGTATGCGCAAGTGCAGTGGGAGATTGAGAACTCTGTGGGTGAGGAATACTACTCTAACAGCTACAAAGCCATTGAGAACCTACGGGCACAGCAGGCAGAGTATGAGAAACTTGCAGAGCTGGAGCGGAGTAAAAAGAGCAAGGATAGAGACGATGGCAAGGTGCAAGAGTACTTAAAGAGCGCAGAGGATGCACAGAGGCAGATAGCCGACATTGAGAAGCAAATACGTGAGAGCCTTGTACAAACATCCTTTAAGGATTTGGCTAACGACATGGCAGAGGCATGGGCAGAGAGCATGTGGGATATGGAGGAGAGCGCAGAGAAATTTGATGATATATGGAACAAAACCATACAAAATGCCATCAAAAACTCTCTAAAGCTCAAAATCATAGAGCCAGCTGTGGCGCAATTTACTCAAACGCTGGCTAACTACATGGGAGCGCATGATAACAGCGTGGCAGGCTTTAACTTTGCGTACTGGAAAACCATGCTGCAAAATGCTGGCAATGCCTTTACAGAGGGCTTAAAGGGCTTTGAGGATTTCTTCTCTGATATGGGCGATGAGGTAGGTAAGGCTGCTGAAACGCTGGAGGGGCAGGTGGCTGGAGTGACAGAGACCACTGCCAGCAAGGTTGCAGGCGAAATGACTACAATGCGCATAAGGCAGTATGAGCAGCTGGTGGTGCAGCAGAACATTGAGGCAGCATGTGTGCAGGCTAACCAAGCTGTCCGCAACTGCATCAGCTACCTGCAAACCATTGCACGCAATACGAGCTACAACAGCGAGCTTGTAGGCATCAAGCAGCAGCTCATTGAACTTAACCAAAAGATTGAGAGCGACCCATTGAGAGCTAAAGGTGTAAGCTATTAAAAGGAGGCACAGAGTTATGGAAAGTAGAGAAGACAGATTGCAGCAGCTCCAGCAGCAGATGCTAACTGGGCACTGCGCAGAGAGCAGAACGGCTGTACATAACAGCCAAGGCAGGATGGATAAGCTCATGGCAGCTTACTGGTACTACGTAAGGGAGTGTACACGTAAGGATTTCCCACCGCTGCCTTTCCTGCGTGCCCACTTTGCTGGTGGCATCACAGAGCCTTATGGCGGCTACCTTGACAAGGAGGGTGAGGTGGTGGCACAGAGGCGCATGGCATTTGCAGGCAGCTGCCATTGCCAGTTTACCACCACAGCCTACAACATACACCAGTGCTGGGTAAGGCATGAGAGCAAGCTGG